GGTGAGATGCTCAACATGAGCAAGGACCAGGTCCAGAAGTTCCATAAGCGCTACGTGGAGGGCGTGCCGGAAGATCTTCTTCCAGCTCAGAAGAACACAAGCAAGACTCCTGACTTCGTCGGGATTAACATTGCGTTCTTCGACATCGAGTCTACGTTTAGCAACTGGCGACGTGTGCTCTGTGGTTCGGTGGCCGACTCGTTCGGCAACGTCGTAACCTACAGCCATGACACCCACCCAGGTAAGAACTGGCAGGACGACAGCGCGTTGGTCAAGGCATACTGCGAGTACCTTGATACCTTTGACGTTATCGTTGGCTGGAACTCCAAGCTGTTTGACGTGCCGGTGCTGAACTCACGCCTGTTGTACCACAACATGCGACCGTATGAGCCGCGCATGCACCTTGACCTTATGTACAAGGCGACCGGTTCATCCATCGCCATTGGCCGCAAGAGCTTGGACAATGTGTCTAAGTACTTCGGGGTACAGAACTCTAAGACTCCTCTCGATCCACGCACGTGGGACGACGCCGACCATGGCGACAAGGAGAAGTACGCGAAGATCATCGAGCACTGCGAGGCAGACGTCTTGGTTCTCCGTGACGTGTATGCCAAGCTTAAGCCGATGGTGCACATCCTTCACCGATGACCGAAGACCAGATCCAGTCACACTTTGACCGGACAATCGCCGTTGACTTTGACGACACTATTGTCGTCAAGGTCTTCGGCACTCTGGTTCCAGCGAAGGATTGCATCGACGCGTTGCAGACCCTGCGCGACAGGGGATACTACGTGATCATTCACTCAGCTAGGTCATGGCATCATTGGCCAGACAGAGCAGAGCGAGAGAAGGAGATGCGTGAGATCCTCGACAAGTGGGAAGTACCATATGACGAAGTGTACTCCGGAGCTGGCAAGCCGCCGGCCATGGCGTACATCGACGACAGAGGGGTTAGGTTCTCAGATAACTGGATGGACATCGCAAGAGTCATCATAGAGAAGGGTAAGATATGAGCAAGCTAAAGATCGTAACCCAGACAGATAACATTGAGGGCAAGAAGACCAAGGTCATCACTGATAACTGGATGGATGACTGCGCGTGGGCTACGCTTGCATGCGCAGCTAACCATCTTACTGGCACCAAGTACACATCCTTTGATGGCGTGGCGTGGGGCGAGGCCGTCGGGCGGAAGGACAGAGATGGCCTACCTGACCCGTCGTCTTTGGCACAGTTGGTTAAGGCTGGCCCCCTGGCCGGCCTTAAGGTTACCTACCCAAAGACCTGGGCTGATGTAGAGAAGGCGCTGGGCGCCGGTGCCGTGATCCTTGTTAACGTGGAGCAGGCCAAGGGCTACCCTCCAGTTACCATGAGCAAGTGGCATGTCAGCCATCAGAAGCGTAAGCCTGGCAGCACGTACGGTCACATGACCTGTGCCGCCAAGACAGACGAGGGAATCTTCTGGGCAGACCCAACGATGAGCGGCAAGGGCAAAGAGGTGTACGGGGTACCAGTTACCCTGCAGCAGCTCAAGCAGATTGCCAGCTCGAAGGGGGATGCGCCGCACAAGCGCTGCCTGATCGCACGTAAGAAGTGAGTTAAGCTTGACACCCTATGTGGGGTGTTGTAAGATCCCTAGTGGACGAGATCCACTGGGGATCTTTTATTTAGGAGGGAACATGGCATCAATAGCTAAGGCGTTTGACCTGGGGCTTAAGGCTAACCGTACAGACCGGCCGGCTAGTACATTCTTCCGTGGCAGCAAGCTTGGATCTTGCCTGCGGCAGCAGTACTACGACGCAACGAAAGAGCCGGTGACTAATCCGTTTGACGACAGGCTGTATCGAATCTTCGAGCAGGGCCACGTCATTGCGGAGACGTTCGAGCGGAACCTTAAAGCGTCAGGTCTTTTTGATGTGTTCAAGTCTGAGGTGGCAGTAGAGATCCCGGAGTATGATTTCTCTGGGAACATTGACCACCTTGTACAGTGGAAGGAAGACGGCCAGCTGGAGGTTATCGAGATGAAGTCGATGAACTCCAATGGCTTCAAGTATCTTAAGGGCCCTAAGCCAGAGCACGCTATTCAGGCAGCGAGCTATGCGGTAGCACTAGAGCGGACACTTGACCCAAGCATCAAGGTCAAGGCTCGTGTTGTCTACGTCAGCAAGGACGACTTCCTGATTAGTGAGTACTCCCTTGACAGGGAGTGGTATGATAGGGCACTAAGGGTCCTCAAGGTTGGGAATAAGTTTAAGGAGCAGGGGCGGATTCCGTTCAGGCTCCCTGTCCCGGAGGGTAAGGACCCAAAGAAGATGTGGCCATGCGGCGGGTGCCAATGGCTCACCAAGTGTAGGGGGTAGTATGGCAGAGCAAGAGACACTATCGCTAGCCACAAAGGTGGCGATGGTAATGCAAGCTGTTGAGTACGTCAGCAAGGGCGGTACCAACACAGCTCAGGGCTACAAGTTCGTTCAGGCTACAGACGTAGCCAAGGTAGTTCGGCATGAGCTTGGCAAGCTCAACGTTGCCATGCTGCCGGTTAGCATTGACGTCATCAGCGAGGGCCTAACGCCGAAGGGTACGCAGTCTCTGCTTACCGTCCGGTACACGTGGCGTCTCGTTGACGGTGATAGTGGCGAGTCACTTGAGTTCCAGTCAATTGGAACTGGTGCGGACACTGGCGACAAGGCTGCCTATAAGGCTGCTACTGGCGCCCTTAAGTACGCGCTGCTCACTGCGTTCCTTATCCCAACTGGCGATGACCCAGAGGCCGATCAGAAGTCGGACGACGAGATCATCTCAGCTAAGGCTAAGGACTTGTTCGACGGAGTGGTACATAAGCCTGCCAACAAAAAGGCTGCAACAGATCCTGCTAAGAAGGCAGTCATCGGAGAGGAGTTTGAATTCTAATGGCATCACGACTTGATATCTGGATGAGCGACAAGAAGTCGCCGGTAATTAAGACTTCCAAGAATGGCAATGACTATCTGGAAGTTTATGGAAGTATCCAAACCCCAGCTTACGACGAGTGGCTGGATACGGATAAGTCATCTGCGGCACCGGATCGATACGCGTATGTGACGCTTCGGTTCTTTGACGCAGAGGGACGAGAGCATGCACAGAAGGTGTATGACTGGGCCGTCTCGCAGGAGAAGGACCCACGACCTAACGTGCACGTGGTCGGCACACTCAACGAGGACCGGGAGTACCAGGGCAAGCAGTACTACACCATGCTGGTGTCGGACATCTCGCCACTGAAGTACGGCCCGTTGCGTAAGCGCAATGGGTAGGCGGGAGTTGTCACTCAAGCTAGTCGATAGCGTTGAGGCGTGGAAGGCTGATGGCTTTGATCACTGCGTAATCGGGATCGGCCAGCAGTTCACAGAGGGGGGCCAGGTTTATATCTTCATCTATAGTAAGAAGGCGATGATCGAAACGATTGCCGCTGATATTATTGAGGAGATTAATAACCGGGTTAAGGTTAGCAAGGAAGAGAAGGACGAGCTGTCCAAGGATGCATACGACCAGGCGTTGGAGTACTTTGACTACAACATCGGCGGCGCATACATTGGGCGGGGCATGCCGGTCTTCCTAGAGGATACGGTAGACAACCTCAAGGAGGAAGTCTTAAATGTCTGACGCTGCTAGGCGAGGGCGACTCAACCGCTCGAGGGGTAATGCCTTCGAGCGGGAGACGGCCAAGAAGTTTGGCGGCAAGCGGGTGGGCCAGTACGGTGGGCCTGAGGACGTAACGGCAGGACAGTTCAACATCCAGGCCAAGTGTGGCCAGATGTTTAGCGAGAAGTTCTGGCGCTGGTTGCAGGCAGTACCACGCAAGGCTGACCAGATCCCGCTGCTCGTAGTCGGTGATGCTCCGGGGTCCGGGGCTAAGCGCAGGGTAGTAGTAATCATCGAGGAGTCCGACTTCCTCGAGCTAGTTGGAGGAGAAGATCATGGCACAGATGGCACGACCGAAGAAAAAGGTATCGACATTTGACCTGGCTGTTGCCTGGGCAAAAGTCTTTGAGCTAATCAACACGCGTCTTAAGGAACTAGAGATTCCTGATTCGCACATTATTGCGGCACGTGCAGCTGATGCACTTGCTAAGGAGGGCGCCCATGGCGACGCAGCCTGATGACAGAGAGCAGCAGGGAACACGCACTCAAGTCATCCTACGAAAAGCACAAGCTTATAGCGCAACGAATGGGTATCCGGCGCTCATTGCTGCGGCGGTTGGAATGGCGGTCTTCGCTGGACAATCGGTCACGGCAATTCCGTTTGCTCTATTCACTTATCTGGCAGTAAGGAAGTCTAAGTGAACCGGGTGCCTAAGGCGTTCTCGGATTACTTCAGGCTAGTCTTCGACCGGGCACATGAGATCATGGTGCACAGGCAGGCATCGTATGGACCAGGGAATGTAGAGAACCTTGGGCCGGTAGGTGTCTTCTCCCGGATGGGGATGGACAAGGTAGGCCGCATTGCCAACTCAATGAACGGCGTAGTTAAGGACGGAAAGATCATCATTGATCCTGACTGGTACACGCCAGAGGTATATGATGCGCTGATTGACACGATCAATTACTGCGCCATCATGATTGCCCTTGGCGAGAAGCAGTGGAGCACGATCTCTAGGGAAGAGGAACAGGCATGGTACTAGTAGAGTACGAGACCGTGCCGGTCACGATCAATGGCAAGAAGGCAGCAGCTGTTACGGTTATGTACTCCAATGGCGGGTGGTCAGCCCAGCTAATGGTCAATGACAACGACAGCGAGATCTTTGTACTAGGCAAGGGAGACGACCTGATCAATAAGGAGAAGGCGATTGACATAGCTCTAACCTATGCCACTCGCTGGAGAGATGCCCAAAGAGCCTAGTGCGCTAGACTTTTTTAAGGAGGACGCCAAGCGGTTGGGCTTGGGACTCCGGGAATACTGCAGGCAATTTGGAATCGAGTACGAATCGTTAGGGGGTAGGGATAGAGTGGACCCCTTGACAAAGCATGAGCATATAGACTATCGTTCATGTGAGGTGTGCAAGACCAATGCCATCCTCAATGGTAGGAATACAGAGGAGGCAGAATGATTGCAGGCCTATTACTAAGTGTGGTGCTAGCCTTTCAAACTACGGGAGTTCAGACTGGCTACGCCACATGGTATGGCGATACCACACCGGGCGGCCCTAAGGGCTGTTACGGTGGGTATCGCAATACCTGTAGCCCCTACGTTCCGGTCTCTGAGGGCGGACGTGGGGGCGAACTCGTTATGTACGCAGCTGTACCTGGGTTCAAGTTCTACGACAAGCCGTACAAGGTGAAGGTATGCCGGGTCAAGTACCCGGAGCGCTGCGTCGTGGTTACGGTGCGTGACTGCCTGTGCAGCAAGAAGACAAAGAATATGATAGACTTGTCTCCGGCGGCATTCATGCGACTGTCAACGTTGGGGACAGGCAGGGTGCTAGTAACCATGGAGGCTTACAATGTACGATACAGAGGACGCTGACATCGGGGTGGGCGAGTGCCCCATCTGCGGCAAGTACCGCAAGAAGATTGACGCCGGCAAGATGAAGCCGTGCTACATGTGGGATAGGGTGAAGGAGGTAGACCTAGATGACGAAGAAGAGTAGGTACGAATACTTCCGCTCACGTAGCAAGATCGGCAAGCTGGAGAACAAGGCAGTCGAAAGACTTAACAAGCTAGGCCATGCGGTCGAGAGCATACGAGATGATGATGAGGCAGTAAGTTTCTTCTGCATCAAGTGCGAATACTTTGGATGCGCTGAGTTCCCGGACAGGAAGTTCGGTGACACAGAGGAGATGCATGGCTCGCTCTTCGACTATGAATGCGGCATGGTGCCGAAGCCGGTGGTAGACTACGAGGCAGCATGGGATAGGGTAGCTGATATATTTGGAGGGACAGATGACGAATACACCGTTTAACAAAGAGGCCGAGGAGTCAATGCTTGGCTCGATCCTCATCGACAACAGCGTGCTGTCGGTAGTAGACTTCAACCCTGACTGGTTCCACGACTCGCGCAACCGGGCTATCGCCAATGCGATCTATGACCTTAGCAAGCGCAACGTTGCCATCGACACCATCACGGTAGGCGAGCAGCTTGCAGCTGAGGACAAGCTACAGGATGTCGGCGGGTATACTCGACTGTCAGAGCTGACGTCATCAACTCCAACATCAGCTAACGCTGAGAGCTACGCAGCTATCCTCGACCGGCTATCTACATTCAGGAAGATCATTGATGCAGGCACGGACATCGTTAAGATGGCGTATGCAGGTGGCGATGATGTGTCAGATCTAATCGACAAGGCTGAGCGTAGGGTATTCTCCATCTCAGCTAGCCGGCGTAAGGCTAGGTGGGTAGATGCTATGGCCATGATGGGCGAGGCACGACAGCGCATTGATGCGATCAACATCGACGGCGTACGCCCTGGTATCCAGAGCGGCATCTCACAGATCGACGCCATCACTGGTGGGTGGCAGCGCTCTGACCTTGTGATCCTTGCGGCAAGGCCTAGCGTGGGCAAGACTGCACTCGCTACTAGCATGGCTGTGTCTGCTGCACTGGCCGGCAAGAAGGTTGCCATCTTCTCAATCGAGATGAGCGCTGAGCAGGTTGGCGCTCGTATCCTGTCATCGGTTAGCGGCGTGCCACTGCAGGCTATCCGCAACGGAGGGCTAGACCTAACACAGCTGGCTGACCTTGAGGCTGCATCGCAACGCATCGGCAGGCTTGGCATTTATGTAGACGACTCGCCAAGTGGGGCGCCAGCTGAGATGAAGTCCAAGTGCCGGAAGGTAGCAGTTGAGCATGGGGTAGACATGATCATCGTTGACTACCTCCAGCTCATGACTGCAGACAAGAGCAGCAAGGATCAGAACAGGGTGAATGAGGTGGCTGACATTAGCCGTGGGCTGAAGGCCATTGCTCGTGAGCTTAACGTGCCGGTCATTGCGCTGTCGCAGCTTAGTCGCATGAGTGAGTACCGTGATAGCGGCGAGCCCAGGCTATCTGACTTGCGTGACTCAGGCGCAATCGAACAAGACGCTGACGTGGTGCTCATGCTATGGCGGCCTGACTCAGGCGCAATGGATGCGCCGGTGCAGGATGTCAAGTGCAAGATTGCCAAGCATCGCAATGGTCCGACCGGTATCTGCGATCTAGAGTTTATCCGGTCCACAGCTACGTTCAGGGGGTAGCATGCAGAAAGTAATTGCAGTCGACTGTGAGTGCACATACCCTATGTGTGACCACATTGCCAAGCAGATAGCAGAGCTACTGCAGGAAACTTTTGATGACGGATACGATGAGGGGTGGGTCGAAGCGTATGAGTCAATGCGCAAGACGCTGCAGCTAGCCGGAGTACCTGGCGTCGAGCTGTTAGAAATTCCTAAGCCTCCTCCTCGTAGTGACCTGAAGATTGAGCCGACTAGAGTGGGTAAGAAACAGGAGAAGATTCACTAGCACACTTGCACTCGTGCTATGTTTCCTGGGTTCCGCGACCTTTTTCAGTAGGCGTGTAAAAAAATCCCCAAGGGCTGGCTTCTCAACCCTTGGGGATGTGGGTCAGGTCCCTACCGACCTGAGGTGTCAACCGTATACTACTTCATCAAACAATCCAGCTTGCACAATATTGTCAGCTGCACTGGCGTCGATGTCATTGATGTTGATATAGTAATTACTATGCAACATCCAGTTGACACCACGCCTAATGTGGAATGGAGTTAACTTAAGATCCTTAAAGTCTTCTCCTTCTGCGTCCGACAATACTGCTAGTACATAGTCATCTCCAAGAGAGATGGCTTGTGTGCAGTCATCATCTGCGTACAGGTGTCGCCACTTGTACTCGTCAGCTACTGCCCAGTATCCAATGCCGCCTTCCATGGCAGTTATAAA